TTAGCGCCGCCGCTGGCTGCGGTAAGCGGTTCGTTTAACAGTGCGTGCATGATTGCCCAGGCGACGTCAGCATGGCTGGCCTCTTCGCTGCGGCTCGCCTCATAGGTTGAGCGGTTGCCGCTGGCCGTCATGGTTTTGCGGATAGCCATAAACGACTGCGTGATATCCGTCGCCCCGGCGTCATATTCAAGCCGACCGCTGCTGATGGTGTCTTTCGCCTTCAGCACCATTGCCGTTTTAACTTCCGGCGAGTATTTAATCTCGCGCGCGGCCGGGTAAAACTGGCGTACCAGCTGGAAAACCCCCTGGCCGATGCCGGTGGCATCCACGCCGATATATTCAACCGTGTATTTTTTGGTTAAGTCCTCGATAGATTTCGCCTGCGCGGCAAAGTCCATGCCCCGCCACTGGTGACGCTCCAGCACGCGGAACTTTCCGCCCGCAACGAGCGGCGGCGCGATAACCGCACAGCCTGCGCTGTCGCCGGTATGCGACGGGTCATAGCCGATCCAGATGGGCCGGTATGCAAACGGGCGCGGCAGGTACGGGTTAAAGTCTTCCCACTCTTCCAAGCTGTCGATCATGCAGCTCTGCAGCTCGGCAAACGGGAATACGCTCGCGGCGTCGTCGACAAACTCACACATCAGCAGGTTCTGATATTCCGCCGGGCTGTATTCAAGCTGCAGCTGGTCAATGTCGAACAGGTTACAGCCGCCGGTCAGCGCATCCTCAACCGTCACGATCTGCCGCCACTGCCCGTCACCGCACAGCGCGCCTTTCGCCAGGTGAGAATGCGACAGGTCTATCTCAATGCGATCATCTCTGCTGCGCCGCCCCTTGTTAAACAGCTCGCCAGACCAGAACGGATAGGCGCTGTGCGACAGGGCCGACGGCGTGGAAAAGTAGGTGGTGCGCCACTTCTTGTGCAGCGACATCCCGCTGGCGACTTTGCGCAGCTCCTGGAATTTCGGGATCCAGAAATATTCATCCAGATAGAGGTTGCCGGTGTAGCTCTGCGCGGTACGCACATTCGTGCCGAGGAATATCAGGCGCGCGCCGTTCGGCAGCACGATGGGATCGCCTTTCAGGTCAACGTCAGCCAGGCGGGCGAAGTCGAGGATGTAGTTTTTAAAGACGTGTGCCTGCGCCTTGCTGGCTGAAAGAAAAATCTGGTTACGCCCGGTGGTCAGCGCATCGATCAGCGCCTCGCGGGCAAAGTAGAACGTTGCGCCAATCTGGCGCGACTTCAGGATATTGCGGATGCGGTGAGTCAGCCCGGCGCGGTGCCAGTTGAGCTGATACTCAAAGCAGTTATCCATAAACACGCCGGTCAGCTTGTCTGTCTGTTCCTCACTGAACTCGTTTTTAACGACCGGCTGGCGCTCGCCTTTGTTGCGGTTGCGCACGTTCGGGTTTAAGTCGGCCTCGTTGCCGCTGCTGCGATAGCGCTCAACGCGGGCAAGGCGCTCAATCTGACGGCCGAGTGCGTCTATCTCTTTGTAATCACCATTCCCCTTTACCTCTTTCATGATGAGCTGGATCAGCCGGGCCTCCATGCTGGATTCCACGCGACTGATGGGCGCAACGTTGTCCCACGCGTCGCGCAGCTTCCAGCTCTGCACGGTTGGCGTTTTCTGTCCGAGCGTCTCCGCAATCTGGCGTACGGAATAACCCTGCCAGTAAAGCAGCGCGGCCTGACGGCGCGGATCGCTGATGATGGTTGTCGGTATCATGTTCATACCGGCAAGGCTACCGGTGCCGAAAATGGCGCGCCTGCTGTCCCTGTTTGCTGATGCATCAGCGGGCTGGCATTCGTTGAGGGATTGTGTGGCGACGGGGAAACTGGCCCCGAACCGACCCAACACCTGACCGGAGCCTGATTAATGGCAGCAATTAAAGCAAAGCGTTTTCGTATCGCAGTTGAAGGCGCAACCACTGACGGCCGTGTTATTTCCCGTGACTGGATTTCGCAGATGGCGAAAAACTACAGCCCGGAAGTGTACGGCGCACGCATCAACATGGAACACATCCGGGGCTATGCCGCTGACAGCACTTTCCGCCGCTTTGGTGACGTGACTGCCGTCGAGGTTGAAGAAATCGGCGACGGCCCGCTCAAAGGCAAGCTGGCGCTGTTCGGCTGGATTGATCCGACGCCTGAGCTGGTCGAGCTGACCAAAGCGCGCCAGAAAATCTACACCTCCATTGAAGTTAACCCTGAGTTCGCCGACACGGGCGAGGCGTATCTGGTCGGCCTGGCTGTCACCGACGACCCGGCAAGCCTCGGCACGGAGATTCTGAGCTTCAGCGCCACGGCCAAAGTTAATCCGCTGGCGTCCCGCAAGCTGGACAAAGGCAACCTCTTTACCGCCGCTGAAGAAACCGTGATCGAGTTTGAAGAAGTGGCGGAGCCGTCACCGTCCCTGCTGGCGCGCATCTCGGCGATGTTCTCTGCCAAAAAGAAAATCGACGGCGAGCAGTTCGCCGACGTCGGCGCGGCGGTAACGGCCGTTGCTGAGCAGGTGCAGCTGAACGCGGAGAGCCAGACGCAGAAGCTGTCGGCGCTGGAGCAATCCGTCGGCGCACGACTGGAGGCTATCGAGCAGCAGGCCGGGGAAGACCGCGCCGCTTTCGCTGCGCTGCAGGACCAGCTTTCGCAGACCGACGGCAGCTTTACCCGCCGCCCGGCGGCAACCGGCAGCGATCCGAAGTCCGGCGCGCAGACCGACTGCTAATCAGGCGTTGCCTGAACGTTAAAACCCAACACAGAGATAAACAGGAACGCCAATGCGCAAGAATACCCGCTTTAAGTTTAACCAGTTCATGACCCGCCTCGCCGAGCTGAACGGCGTCGAAACCGACGACATGAACAAAAAGTTTACCGTTGAGCCGTCGGTTACGCAGACCCTGATGAGCCGCGTGCAGGAGTCTTCCGACTTTCTGACCCGCATCAACATCGTGCCGGTGTCCGAAATGAAGGGCGAGAAAATCGGGATTGGGGTGTCCGGCTCGATTGCCAGCGTGACCGACACGGCAGGCGGCGACGAGCGCGAAACCGCTGACTTTGCCGCGCTGGATAAGCAGGGTTATGAGTGTGTGCAGGTCAACTACGACTTTCATATCCGCTATAACACGCTCGACCTGTGGGCGCGTTATGAAGATTTTCAGGCCCGCCTGCGTGATGCCATCGTGAAGCGCCAGGCACTTGACCGCATCATGATCGGCTTCAACGGCGTGACCCGCGCCAAAACCTCGAACCGCGCCAAGAACCCGATGCTGCAGGACGTGGCCGTAGGCTGGCTGCAGAAGTACCGCAACGATGCACCGGCGCGTGTGATGAGCAAAATCACCGACGAAAACGGCACCGTCGTTTCTGCAAAAATCCGCGTCGGCAAAAACGGTGATTACGCCAACCTCGACGCGCTGGTGATGGATGCCACCAACACCCTGATCGAGCCGTGGTATCAGGAAGACCCGGAGCTGGTTGTCATCGTGGGCCGTCAGCTGCTGGCTGATAAATACTTCCCGATCGTCAACCAGTCGCAGGCCAATACCGAGCAGCTGGCTGCTGACGTCATTATCAGTCAGAAACGCATCGGCGGTCTGCCAGCGGTGCGCGTGCCGTACTTCCCGGCCGACGCCATGTTTATCACCCGCACCGATAACCTGTCGATTTACTGGCAGGAAGGCACGCACCGCCGTCTGATTGACGAAGTGCCGAAGCGCGACCGCATCGAAAACTATGAGTCCATCAACGAGGACTACGTGATCGAGGATTACGCGGCCGGTTGCCTGGTTGAAAACATCGAAGTCGGTGTGTTCGCTGAACCTGCAGCCACAACGCTGGAAGCAGCGGCAGAAAACGGCGGCGCTGCTGGCACCGGACAAGCGGAGGCGTAACGCATGTTAAGCCCTGCCCGACGTCACCGCATGCGCCAGCAGGCTATCGAAGCCTCGCAGATCGCCGACAACCCGCTGCGCCATGCCAGCGGCTATGAGCAGATGCTCATCAAGCTCAACGACGACAAGCGCCGCCTGAAGAAAGTGCACTCTAACGAGCGCAAGGCGGAAATGAAGCGTCAGCTGCTGCCTGAGTACCTGCCGTGGGTGTCCGGCGTGCTGGAGAAAGGCAAAGGCGCACAGGATGCCGTGCTGATGACCGTCATGATCTGGCGGCTCG